CAGCAAGTGACTTTGACGAAGACGATGTTCCTGCGGCAGCCGCACCAGTGGCCAAGCCTGCAGCCTCAGGACAAAATGCCCAGGATATCCTGGCCATGATCCGTAGCCGTCAAGCCAAGTAATGAAAACAGCTCTGGACACAGAGCTGTTTCCAACAAAGTGTGAAGTGGTAGAAATGCCACTTCACAATCAATGGGTTTATCTAATTCAGAAAAACGGAAGCAGCAGTTTGCGGATTCAGCAGTCAAGAGACAATCTTGCTGTGTTCACCAATGACGAAATAAGTGCTCTTGACTATGTAGATGTGTATATCCGTAATCCCAGAGCCAGGTATGTCAGTGGCATCAACACTTACTTGCAACATCTTCAACGCGACCACCCTGAATTAGATTATTCAACTGCATTTTGGTTTGCTCGACGTTATAAATTTTTAAACACACATTACTTGCCACAATTTCATTGGGTGGCAAATATTAGCAAATACTTGCGTGATGATACTTTGATAAGATTTAGAAATTTTCAAACTTTTGGCAATATCGCAGACATCAATAATGATGCAAAAGTAAACAAACCCACACAAGAATTTATCAAGAGATTGTTTCAAGATGATAAATCAATTGAGCTTTGGTTGTACTTAGATCAAATTTTATTGGATCTGGCAGGACAGGAAATGACCTGGAAACAATTAACAACCTATTATCATCTCAAGCATCCAGATATTATAAAACATGTATTGCCCCAGACTTGATCATTTTGTGAGATTCAATACCAATGGTACAGTGAGCCGATGTGGCCACATGATTGAAGCACCGCAGTTTGAAACACTACAGCAAATGGATTCCAGTGAATGGCTTACAAATACTCGTGCATCAATGGCACAAGACTCCTGGCCCAGTGAATGTATTCGTTGCAAAGAATCAGAAAATGTTGGAAACAAAAGCATCAGACAACACTCGTTGAACACTCATGCTCAATTGTTGGATGCAAGATCTGATTATCTTGTGTTGGGTGGCGTGTTGGATAATGTGTGCAACAGCGCATGTCAAACATGCAATGAAAAACTAAGCACCAAAATAGGCAGTCTGCGTTCAAAAGAATACACCAAAATCAACAACAGTGAGTTGATTGATACATTGCCAGTGGAACGCATTGTGCAAATGGACATCAATGGTGGTGAGCCCAGTGCCAGTCCCAACTACCTAAAGTTGTTGCAAAATTTGCCGCCCAACGTAAAATACTTGCGGGTCAATACCAATGGCAGTAAATTGATCACAGTATTGCCCGACTTAGTCAACCGTGGTGTCAAAGTCACTGTCACTGTGAGCCTGGATGGCATTGGCCGCGGTTATGATTATGTGCGCTGGCCCGTTAAATGGCAAGATGTTGAACAAAATATTCAAGCATATCAGGCCATGGGCTTGCATGAATTGAATACTTGGACCACAGTGAGTGCATTGAACATCGGCGATTTGAAGAATATTTTTTCTTATGTGCAACAACACAATTTAAAAAATTCTTGGGCATTGTTAGAAACTCCTTCGGTGTTGAGTGTAAAGCACAGCAACCACCTAACAAGAACAGCTGATGTTCCTGATGAATTAAAATCCACAGTGGCATCAGGTGAAGACAACACTGTGGAATTACAGTTATGGACAGCAGCACAAGACCAACTGCGTGGCATTGTTCGTTGGGACTACTATCGATGAAAATAGCCATAACTGGACACACAGCAGGCATAGGACAAGCATTTGCAAAAATTCTTGCCGACCGTGGACATGAAATTGTGGGACTGAGCAGACGCCACGGTGACAACATTAGAAACACTGTTAAGATTGTGGAAAAAATCGCACCCTGTGATATTTTTATAAACAATGCACAAGCAGGATATGCTCAAACTGAGTTGTTGTATGCTGTATGGCAGGCCTGGCAAGAGCAACCAGGCAAACATATATGGTGTATTGGTACAATGATGACACAGTCACCAGTGGATCAGGCAGTGCCAGGGCAAAGCAATATATCAATGAGTCAATATCGAAATCAAAAAATTGCATTGGATGATGCAATAGCCCAACTGCGCAACAAAACCCATTTGCCAATTATTACCATGATTAGACCTGGGGCAGTGGCCACGCAACCAGGACAAACAGCTGACTGGCCTTACTGTGAAGTTGATGCTTGGGTCAACACTGTGATATCAACCATGTTACTGGCCAACAACCAAGGCATGAGATACAACGAACTCACATTGAGTGCTGCTAAAACTCGAGTACCACTGTAATGGATGCAAAAGAAATACTGACCAACCGTGCATTCTGTCCTGTGCCGTGGACCAGCATCATGTACAATTTTGATGGCACAGTAAAAAATTGCATACGCAGTGCTGGACCCATTGGCAATATCAACAACAACTCCATTGAAGAAATACTCAGCAATGATTTCATGATCAAAGCAGACATGAGAGCAGGGCAAAAGTTTGCTAGATGCAATCCTTGTTATGATTTAGAACAAGAAAAAAACAAGTTTGATATAATCAGTGATCGTGTGTTCTATCTCAAAGAACTGCGCAATGTAGACAATACATTGTATGATACCCCCGACTTTGCATTGCACACTGTGGACATACGTTGGAGTAATTTGTGTAACTTTGCTTGTGTGTATTGCTCACCAGAGTTCAGTAGCAAATGGGCAAGTGAACGCAACTTGACCATAAACACACCGTCGGATCAAAAACGTAAAGAATTCAAACAATATATTTTTGAACGTGCGGCACAACTCAAACATGTGTATCTAGCAGGCGGTGAGCCGCTGTTGATGAAGGAGAATCTGGAATTTTTAGAACTGCTGCAACAGGTCAATCCCAACGTCAATTTGCGTATAAACACAAATTTAAGTCGTGTGGATACTCGCATGTTTAATTTGGTTTGCACATTCAAAAATGTCCACTGGACAGTGAGTGTAGAGAGCATGGAACAAGAATTTGAATACATACGACATGGTGGAGTTTGGAAAGACTTTGTGGATAATTTACAGATTATCAAACAATTAGACCACAAGATATCATTCAACATGTTGCATTTTTTATTGAATTATAAAAGTATTTTTGACTGTGTGGATTATTTGTCTGCACAGGGATTTCACAACAACAGTTTTGTAATTGGTGCATTAACAGGACCATCATACCTAAATATTAGACACTTGTCTAAAGATGTGTTAAACTCAGTGAAGAAGATTTTGTCTGACCGTATTGCTGACCAGCCAGGATATTTGTTAGAAAACGGTTATCAAAACATGCTGACACATTTGGATCAACCGTTTGAAAAAGATCTAGCAGGGTCGTTTGAAAAAATAGCAGACATGGATCAGCGGCGTAAATTAGACAGCAGAGCAATTTTTAAAGATTTATACAAGGAAGAAAATCATGGGAAAACCATTTGACGTAAGCAAGTTCCGCAAGGACATTACCAAAAGCATCGAAGGCCTGAGCATTGGATTTAATGATCCAACAGATTGGATTAGTACAGGCAACTTTGCCTTGAACTATCTCATCAGCGGAGATTTCAATCGAGGCATTCCATTGGGCAAGATCACAGTGTTTGCTGGTGAAAGTGGAGCAGGCAAGAGTTATATCTGTTCAGGCAACATTGTGAAGAACGCACAAGAACAAGGTATTTTTGTTATCTTGGTTGATACAGAAAATGCACTAGATGAAACATGGCTACATGCACTGGGTGTAGATACCGGCGCAGACAAGTTGCTGAAATTGAACATGAGCATGATTGATGATGTGGCCAAGGCCATTTCAACATTCATGATTGACTACAAAGCGTTGCCAGACGGTGAGCGCATGAAAGTGTTGTGGGTGATTGACTCATTGGGTATGTTGTTGACCCCAACTGATGTCAACCAGTTTGAAGCAGGCGATATGAAAGGTGACATGGGTCGTAAGCCCAAGGCACTCACAGCACTGGTTCGTAATTCAGTCAACATGTTTGGTGGTTTTAATGTTGGAATGGTCTGTACCAATCATACCTACGCCAGTCAAGACATGTTTGATCCAGATGACAAGATCTCAGGCGGCCAAGGCTTTATCTATGCGTCAAGTATTGTTGTGGCCATGAAGAAAATGAAGCTGAAAGAAGACGAGGATGGCAACAAGATCTCCGAAGTCATGGGCATACGTGCTGGTTGTAAAGTAATGAAAACTCGTTATGCAAAACCATTTGAAGGCATGCAGGTTAAAATTCCCTACGAAACAGGTATGAATCCCTACAGTGGATTGACTGATCTTGCAGAGAAAAAAGGCATGCTCAAGAAAGAAGGCAATCGTTTGGTGTTCACCACTAGCGAAGGCGAGATAATCAAACAATTCCGCAAGGCCTGGGAAGCAAACGAAGATGGCTGCCTGGACAAAGTCATGACGGACTTCAAGAACATCAAAGCAGAGGTAAGTACAGCCGACACAACGGAGGAATAAAATGTCAGCAGAAGTAGCAAGCGAAATTTGGGGCGAGTTAAAACGATATGTCAACGTGGTAGACCGTATGGATGCTGCCGAAAGCATTGTGGCCATCCTGATCGATCATGACCATGATGTGGATGAAATTCGAGAAGCCTTCAAAGGTGATTCAGACATCAAAAAAGCATTGACTGCATACCTTGACAACGACAAGGACTATGTAGAAGAAGAGGAAGAAGAAGAGTTTGATGATGAGGACAACTACAACAAAGAAGATGACTACTGATGTGGTATAGTCGAGTAGTTGCCGATCTTGGTAACATTCCTGATTTCATTGCACACTTTGAGTCAGAGTTACTTGAAGCCAAGCGGGACTGCAAAATTGGTGGGCTTGTAGAAAAGAATATCACCGCCTTGCCAGGCATCACTGAGCACAGATTCAACCAGCTACAAGAAATTGAAGCTGTGTTGAACTTTCTCAACATTCAACTGCGTAAAATTCGTACCAGACACTTCAAAAAGTACCTTGAAGGCTATGCTCGCGCCTTGACAGCACGTGATGCTGAAAAGTATGTGGATGGCGAAGAAGAAGTTGTGGACTTTGAAACCATCATCAACGAAGTGGCATTGCTACGCAATCGTTGGCTGGGCATCATGAAGGGCTTGGACACCAAGCAGTGGCAAATGGGTCATGTGGTAAGACTGCGCACAGCAGGCATGGAAGATATCACAGTTTAATATGACTGATCGAGAACGCTGGCAGCGAGACTTAGAAGAAATGGAAATCTTTTTGTTGCTGTTCTTTTTTGAAGCCTGGGTGGCTTTTTGGTGGTTGGTACATAATTCATATATAACACTATGACAGGAATGTACAAAGAACTTTTGCCCAAGTATGACTTGGTCTATGATTTTGTTGCCACGTATCAACCGTGTAGTTTAGTAGATTGGGGGTGTGCAAACGGCAATCTTCTCAACCGTGTGGCAACGGATTTCCCCAGTATTCAAGAATTGGCGGGCTATGATCCTGGTAATCCTGCTTATAATGTTGTGCCTGATGGCACCTATGATTGTTTGGTCAGTTGTGATGTGATAGAACACTTTGAACCAGCACTGTTAGACGAGTCGCTGAAGCTCATGCAAAGCAAGTTCTCTCAAGCAGCCTTTTTGGTCATTGCTTGCTATCCTGCAAAGAAACACCTGCCCGATGGGCGCAATGCACATTTGATTGTGGAAAACTGTGCCTGGTGGATGAGCAAGATACAACAGCAGTTTGATCAGTGTCACATCACCGGGTGGCAAGCAGTGGATTACGGTGGCAAGCCTCACAAAGGTATCTCTCCTAAACCAGAACTGCGACTGATATTGCAAAAAAATAAGGCGTTACTATAGCATGGGATCACACAGACATTATCTTGACGTAGACAAAACATTTAAAAATGGCAACAGAATAGATTTTTTTAAGCCCTTTATTGAAAACAAAAAAGTCTTGCATGTAGGCTACTCTGATTGGCCAAAGATTAAAGTACACAAAAGTCTACATCTACAGATAGCACCGTTGTGTGAAAGATTAGACGGTTTGGATTATCATGCAGCAGAAGTTCTTCGGGTACCCAACGGAGAACTTTACAGCACCTGGGATCAAATATCAGATGTATATGACACCATTTTGATACCGGAAGTAATCGAACATGTGGACAATGTGCAAAATTTTCTACAGCAGGTTGATCAATTTCAAGGTGTGGTGATCATCACAGCACCGGACGCTTATCTACTACATCAAACCAATTTCAAAGAACTAGACGATGGAAAATTTTATGAATTAGTGCATGCTGATCACAACTGCTGGTATTCGCCTTTTACATTGTCAAATACCATAAACAAATACAGTCGACGACGAGTTAAATCTTTGCACTGGCTCATGAATCAATCCATAGCCGCAGTGTGTGAATAAAAACAATAAAGGACCACTATGAAAGCAGTGATATATCATGCCACAGTGAATTTTAGAGAATTTCAACCCAACAGTGAAGATTTTCCAGATGACATTTATGAACAACTGTTTGCTGGCGCAAGGAAAAATCTAGCATATTTCAACATTCCTCTGGTACATTTGACAATAAAAGGTCATCCTGGTTGGGGCGATGAAAATATTTACTTTGATGGCAACCCGCAAAATGTTGTGTACAATAGAGAATTATTTTTTGCTGAGTATTTAAAAACACAAGCAGATGATCAAGTGTTTTGGTTAACAGAACCTGATGCAAGACTCATGCGTGATTTTCCTGAACTGCCAGACGATTGTGATCTTGCACTGTTACGTCGACAAGATGTCATAGCAATCAGTCCTTGGTGGCGACTGGCTCGCCGTAGTAGTGTGCCATTTTTTGAACAAGCATTGCAGTATTTTGATCAAGATAAATTGACCTGGCATGGTGATTCCTGGGCGTATGTTAAAATGTGGGAACTCATGGGGAGACCAGACATTGGTGGTGAACACAATTATGTTGATTATAACAACATGAAAATAGAACTGCGACATTACAACAACTACAGCAGTCCAAAAAGTTCTTATGTGCGGCAATGGAAAAGTACTCACAAACGCAAACTGCTGAATTTAGATAATGAATCTTGGATGCCAAAAATAAGTGATTGTGGAAATACTAGCCTATAAATATCTGCATGAAAATAGTAATTGTTACTGGCGGATTCGATCCGCTGCATTCTGGGCACATTGCCTATTTCGAAGCAGCCCGGGCACTAGGCGATAGGCTTGTGGTTGGCATCAACAGCGATGCATGGCTTACACGCAAAAAAGGTCGTCCTTTTATGGCTGCAAGCGAGCGTCGAGCCATCATTGAAAATCTACGTATGGTAGACAAAGTAATTGAATTTGATGATGCAGACAACACTGCCATTGATGCCATACGTGTGGCTCGAGCACACTACACTGTGCCTAGAACCAAGTTTATCTTTGCCAATGGCGGAGACCGTACTGCTGACAATATACCTGAAATGGTGTTTGACGATGTGGACTTTGAATTCGGTGTCGGTGGCGAGAACAAAATGAATTCAAGTTCATGGATACTGACAGAATGGAAAACACCTAAAACTGATCGTGCCTGGGGATACTATCGTGTGTT